CTGAGTCAGGCTTGTAATAGGCGTCCCAAGGGTCAAAGTTTTCTGGAGTTGAACTCTCAGATTCTGTTGACTCAATAGATTCTCCAGCAAGGCTTTTTTCAATAACATCTACTAATTCAGGTTTTTCAGATAACACTTGTCTTAACTGAAGTAAATCATTACTTTGTTTCTTTAAGTTTTCGTGTTCTGCTACCTTTTTATCGTACATGGATTGAAACTTCTTAGCTTCTCCTTCCCAATCAACAGCTTCAGATGCTTCCACACCTTCTTCTTGTTGAGTTTCCATTGAAATAGTAGGCTCATTTCCAACGCCCTCAACTATTGGGTCTTGCTGTTCAACCTGTTGTTGTTCTTGTTCTGTTGCCATATTTTTTTCTCCTTTCGTGATTTAGTCTAAGACTCTGAACCACGATTGATTTATTCTTCTTCCTCCAAAGATTGTCCCATCTGGTCTACCATCATGCCTAACTGCATCACCTTTTCTTTTTCTTTTGCTCTAGTAGAGTTTTTAATTTCACTCAATTGTGATTTAAACTTCTCAACTTCTGTACGCTTTCTAGATGAAATCTGTTCACGTTCAGATGTTTGTAAGTCTCCACTTAGCTTCTTCACTTGATTCTCAAGCTGTGTGATATACTGTTGCATTTGTGCCATACGGCCTTTTCTTTGAAGAACACCTTCTTTGTCAAAGATTTCAGTTTTCTTTAAAACCTCGACATCATCTACCAGTCCAAGTTTATACGCATCAAGATACATGTTGTATTCAGATACCTTGTTGCTAGGCAAAGTTGAACCTGATATTACACGAATGTCATGTTGACCAAGTTGAATATCATTCTCTATGGTTAACAATTCATTTCGTTTATCATCGTACATTCTCATATTAACTGAAAATTCAGTAATATCGTTGTTTGGTTGTACAATTCTAAATGTTTTAGCAAATCTATAATGGTCTTTACATAAGTTATATACTACCTGTCCAACCATAGATAAACTTGCTTCAATATCTCTTAATTTTGATTTACCTCTTGATTCTCCCATTTCTGATAAAAGCATTGTGCCTCTAACAGATTCTGGAGCATTGTCTTTAAACCCTTGTAATAATTCTGGTATACCAAAATTTAAATCTATATATTTTTCTACCCTATCAATTAAATAATAAAACTCACTAGTAAGTGGAGCTGGTTGTGGATAATGTGGCTCACCAAACTCTGGATTATATTCAATAACCGCATTTGGGTTAGCCCAATCTTTTTCTAGTTGACTTACATTATCTACACTACCTTCAGGTATCAATAGTTTCAATCCAGCAGCTGACTGAGCGTGTGACAAGGTTAAAGAGAATAACTTATTTAAAAGTCTCTGAGAGTCCTTAACCTTGTTCACATCTGACTTTGGATAGGGAGTATTAGTCCAAATGTTCGTGAATGGAACAATTGGATATATATCAGTGTTTAATATACGCTCATAAAGTAATGTGTCACCTATGCTACTGCATTGTGCAATTCTAACTTGTTGAATTTCTTCAACTTGTATTGAACCTGATTCTATAGCCTTTTCAGTTTCAGGTTCTTGTATTACCTGTAAATAAACTTCTGGGTCAACAATTTTTTCAGCACCAGTAAGAGTGTTAAACAATCTGTAATAAGGTACTCTTACTTTGTAAAATCTATCTAATATTTGATATTTTTGATTTACGTTATAATCTAAGTCTTTTGCTTCAGCTGGTGTTAGTACGTTGTTACTGTTTTTTAAGTTAGATGTTGGATAATCTTCTCCATATAAAGAGTTTACACCAACTTCAATATCGTCAATCATTTCTTCTAACTGAGGATATAAATCTAATACTTGCTGCCTGGTTAAAAACGTAGACAATATCATTCCTGACGCATCGTTAAAAAATCTATCTCTTGATGCTGGGTCTACATACACTCTAAAAGGGTCTACGTGAGTATACTTAACTTCACCTCTACCATAGTCTGCTTCAGGGTCTACGTATACATACATATATCCCAGTCCAGTTACAGCATAATCGTGCACTACTTGTTTAAAAGTGCTATCTCCGTTTGAAATATCCCATACATATTCTAATATAGTTCTCCAAACGTTTGCTAGTTTATTATCTGAATCTTCTCTAGCTATTACAGAAAACCTTGCTGGTCTTGCTGTAAGTAAAGATTTTAATTTATCAACAGCTGCATATACTCTGTCAATAACAAAATCAGCTTGCCCTACTGCTTGTAAAGCATCTGATTCGTCTGTGCTATAATGATTTCCTAAAGTAAAATCTACTGCATTTCTTGCTTCAGCGTCCCACTGCTCTCTAGCGTCTCTCCATCTTCTAAAGAGTTCTTTGCTTATTTGTGGTTTGCTTTTATTATCGTCGTAGTTTGCCATATACTCCCAATTTGTATTTTACGTCTAAAATACCAACTTTACGACGTTGTTGTCAAGAAAAAAATTATAATTTTTGTCCAGTAATCCAACTTATTGCTTGAGATGTAACACTTTTTTCCTTATTTACCATTCTTTCTTCAAATTTATCTCTATCTAAAGCATTACTTCTAGGTGGCTTTGCTGTAGTAACAGCATACCATAATCCATCAAGAAGGTCGTCGTTTCTACCTTTAGGAAACTCAAACATTTCATCTATGATTTCTTGATGCTCTTTTTTGATATATAGTTTTCGTCCATTTACAATAGGACATAAAAGTGTTTCTAGCCTATCTTCTTTTTTGATACCACCTGGTGGACGAACTCCTTGAGATAGTCCAGGTGCTAGTTTTCTATCAGAACCAGCAAGTTTGTTTACGTGGTCTTTAATTAAACCCTGTGCACCAACCTTTTCTACATTTACTCTTCTTACTGGGTGGTACTGTCTTGCTATTTCTATAATTTTCTGAGGCATATCATATAAAGGCGAATGCTCTCTGTAGTAATCAATAATATAAACATTTCTATCACTATCTATTCCAATAGTAACAATAACCTGATAGTCACTTCTAGCATTTGCTTCGTACGCAAGGTCAACTCCCATATATACATTTACAGGTATAGCTGCCTCGTCAATCATCATGTAGTTAAATCCATTTCTGCTTTCGACGTGTCCTCTGTAGTAATTAATTCTATCAATCATAAACTTAGCATTTTCTACATCTCTAGCTTCATTAAGATACTCTTGTGCAAACTTATGAACAAGTCCCATATCTGTAAATCTTCTTTTAATGTCAGTAAGTTTTTCTTTGGTAAAATAATTAGGCCACAAAGGAACACCGTCTAATATTGCTTTTTTATACAATACAGACCAAGCAGATTTTCTATCATCTTTCTGTGCGTCTAGCCAGCCATCGTAAACTCCCTGTAGGAATGAATCGTAATGGACTATCGTACCAATAAGCCATATTGACCCTTCGTTTCCTTTGGAGTTTTCTAGAGCGGGCTCTACTGTGGACATAACCCATTCTTTAATTTCCTTTCTTCTATCTGGTGTTTTCGTATTTAATTCTGACTCAAAGTCGTCAAGAATAATATTTGTATATCTTAATCCTAATTGTGACCTACCTCTCAATCTTTGAGAAGTACCTTTTGCTATAATTCTATCACCTCTTGCGGTAGTAAATTCTTTTTCTGTCCACTTGCTTCCTTTTAAATCACCAAAATAATATTGAAGCGCAGGATTCATATCTATATGATTTTGTATATATTTAATATGGTCTATAGCCTGAGATTGTTCTTCTGAGACCCAAGCAATAAACTGTTTCTTTTCAGGCGGTGCAAAGTATAGCTGATACAGCAATGCTGTTTTTGCTAGAGTAGACTTTGCGTGTCCTCTAGGTAATATAATACAAATTCTTTTTTCTTCACCTAAAAGCAGGTCACTTAACTCATATTGATAAGGAGCAGGGCTTGATTTCATAAAATCTTCTGGTAAAAACATTTGACCAAAAGTTATGATATCTTTTCTAGCTAATTCTAATGCCTGCTCTTTCTGACTTAAATCAGGAGGTATTATGTTAAATTGTTGCGGTTTCTTCGTATTTTTTTTCATATACCCTATCTAACATAACAAGTGTTTTCATTGAATGCCAATCTCCATCTGGTACTTCAGTGAATGTTTTTGACTTTTCCCATAGCTTTGGACCAGCTACATATATCCACGCTTTTTCTTTTTCGCCATTATCTAGGTTAACATTTACAGTAGTTCTAATATATAAACCACCTTCTACGTTTTCATACTGGTCATACATGTTGAGTTCTTCATCAGACACGTCTACCAGCTCAACTACTGCACCTTTACCCTTTTCATTCTTTATAATAGCTGGAAATGATTGAGTTCCAGGAAAAACTAAACTAAATCCTTCTATTCTTCCTTTACTAGGATAATCTCTTCTTAATGTTCCATATACAGCTAATCTCATGAATAACCTACCTCTCTTACTATTCCTACGTTTGTTATATCAAAATCTGAATCATACATTGTTAAACAGTTGATACATTTCATCTCTTTAACATCTTTGCTTTTAATATCCCAAATGAAAACAGCTGTTTTACGTAAGGGATAAGAGCAAATGTGACAACGCTTACTTTTCGCGTGTGACCTTAACTTCCTCCAGCTTTTTGACCTCTTTCCCTTGAATTGCATTTAGTTGCTCCTTCGTAAATCCTTGGAACAATGTTACAGACTCTGTTTGCTTTTCTGTATCCATCATACCAGATAATTTCATTAATGTTGTTATTGCAGTTAATTTATCTCTATCTGAAGTTCCGCCCTTATCAATGATATGACGCATTTCTTCTAATAAATACAAAGGCGTTATCTCTGCCTCTGCTAAATATTTGTCTATTTCTTCTCTAATCAATTTTTTCACCCTATCAGTTTTTAATAATAGTTTAGCTTGCGATTTTGCATAATCTTCTTTTTTGCTAGGAAAAGCTTTCATATATGCTTCAACCACATCATCTCCTTTTGCAACATACTTGCTAAACAAAAACTCTTTTTCAGTAGCATGCTTTCGTTCTTTCTTTCGTACAGAAGGAGATTTACCTTCAGTTGAAAAGGTGTGCATATTAGTTCTCATGGGTCCAACCATGTCGACATTATCTGAACAAATGAATGAACCGATAATAGTTCTGATGAAAGTGGTCTCTTTCTTGGTATTCTTTTTTAAAATACCTAGGTGGAGAACTTGGCATACATTGCCATCGTCAGTCAAAACCCAATCTCCTTTGTTAGAATGTCTCCAATCAGTCACCAGGGGCATATCGCTATGATATTCTCTGAACTCATCTTGACTTTCATACAAATAGTGTGTCACACCTTTTACAACTCGCTCTAACATAATTTAACTATTTTTCTTCTTTTTCGTCAACGTCTTTGTTAAGTTCGTCGATTACAAAACGAATATAGTTATTAGCAAGAAATCTAAGTTCATTAGCTTGCTGGTCTAGTCGCATAAGCTGACCTGCCAGTTCATTGGCTCTATTGTACTGAGCCTGAGCTTCTTCTGTTAAATCAGAATATAAGAACTTAATTTCTTTACCATCGTTCATTATCGTTAGTTTCTCTTCTTTCTTACTCATCACTCTCTCCTTATAAAGGTCTCACCATTGGTGGTGCGTGTTCTTCTAGTTTTCTATGTAATAACTCTAATATCTCTACATCTGCTACATTATGGTCATATACATATTTTAAAGACTTCTTATCGCCCCATCTTGCTTTTTGCCAGTATTCTGGTTTGATGCGTGTTTTACCATCAATACCAAAAAACTCTGTTGCAGCTTGCAAAGATGAACGATGTAGCTTTAATTTAGACCTTACTACATAATATAGGTCTTTATGGGACTTTTGCTTGTACATAGGGAAGTATGTTCCATGATATAACGCTCTAGTTCTAATAAACGGAATATCAAACCTAGTACCATAATAAGTCATAATAACATCGTATTTGTTCATTTCTTCTACTAAAAGCTCAACAATACGTGCATCTGACTTTTCTGACATTAGTTCTTCTCTTGTAATACAAGCACCAGCAACTTTCTTTACGCCTCTTCCTTTTATACACCAAGAAAGCATCACGTCAATATTAGCGCTAAACCCAGTAGATTCAATATCTAGGTACCCAATAGTAATCTCGTGCCCAGTTTTGTATCTTTTAGGTTTTCTAAACCCTAATGATTCTATTTTTCTAGTTACTGCTTTATACGTTCTATTGTATCCTGCTAGCCTTACTTCTTGGTACAGTTGAAATGCAGACTTATTTGTCTTTTCATACTGATGTAGTATTACTATCTCTTCATCTGTCCACAGTTTGTTTTTAGCCATTACTTGCCTCTTTCATTATTAGTATAATTCTTATGTAATTCTAATGCAACAGCAGATAAATAAACACAAAGGTCTAATAATTCCTCAATGCTCTCTTTTAGATTGTCACGAGTTCCATCAATCGGCACCTGTTCGCCGTATTTTTTGGCGCCGATGTCAAGCCTCTCTTTTATCATGCTTAGTATTTGGTCGTTATTTGTCAT